CAGCGAATTTGAGGTCACCGACCTTCCGGGCGAGTCCGACATGGAGGATTTTCTCTCCACGCTACGCATCGCAAAAGTTACAACCTTCGTGGTCACTGCAAAAAGCACCGCACTGATCGAGGCACTCCACCAGATGCGCAGGCTCGGATGCACGGTCTACGGGCTGGATACCATTACCCGCAACGATACGGAATACCACGTCATGGATGACTATGAGGTAGAGGGTATCCGCATCATGCTGTGACCGCATAAGGGGCAGGGCTTCGGCTCTGCTCCGCGCCTTCGGGCGGCGGCATAATATGTACAATTCCTGCGGAAATACACCGGTTTTGTTCTGTACATTTAGCCGCTTGCTATTCCGGGGAGATCATGGTAATATGTGACACAACGGAAGGGCGAACGCCCCGCCGGAATACAGAACACGGAGGAATCCACCATGAACTTTTTTGAAACTGAGCTGAAGAAGATGACCGCAAAGGTCGCCGCCATGAAGAACCCCAAGCTGGTCGGGAGCGCCTGCATCGCCCGCCTGACCGACACCACCACGGTGAAGGTCGAGTTCGCAAGATGCATCGAGGCGGATCGCCGCTACGGCATCCTCATTACGGTGCTGAACCGCACCGAGGGCAAGATCGACTGCCTGACGGTGAAGTTCGAGGACCTTTGGGGCAAGCACGATGGGCTTTACGTCTGGACGGCTTATAACGATCCCAAGTGGTACGGCTACCGCCCCACCACAGTGGACTACACCAAAATCGCAAAGGCGATCAGCGACTACCTTGAAAACTTCGCCGACTGAAAAACGAGCCGCCCTTCTCCGGAGGGGCGGCATCCCCGAAAGGAGCATCTACATGATTACCGAAATCCAGAAGGCATTGGAGCAGATTGCGATGGAGGAAAGCCTTGTGCTTGCCGATCGCGGCGGGCTGGACTTCCGAGGCATCGATGAGGATCTCGCCGAAGTCAGCATTATGACGCTCCGCATGATGCTTGCAAGAGCCTACGAGTTGGGCAGAGACAGCAAGACCTGATTCGCACCACGTTCGCCTGTGTGAGGGCTTACGGCTTTCCTGCGGATAACTTGAACCGCGATAAAAGCCGCCCACACGGCGCAACTGTGCGCCTCCTACGGCAAGGCATAATGTACACAACTTAGCCCCTGAAATCACCGGAATGATCGTGATTACTCACGCTTGATAATGTGCGTGGATCATGGTAATATGGGTACAACGGAAGGGGCAGACAGCCCAGCCGAAAACAAAAACACGGAGGTACACACCATGAAAACGAAGCATGAGCTGATCGAGAAGGCGAAGAAGGAATGGGGCGAGACTTGGGACGAGGGCATGATTGAGTACGATGCCGAGTACAACGAGTACATCGTCTGGGTTGGCAAGCCGGACATCTACAAAGCCTTTTTCGATGCCGACACCCTCAGATGTATTGGCACGAAGTGCTGAGAACACACCGCCGCCCTTCGGGGCGGCACATCACCCAAATCAAGGAGGACATTTACATGACCGAGAACACCACAAAGCGCGGCGCAGCCGAAGAGCTGGAGCTGACCGATGCACAGGCAGACCGCAACGATGACATCTACGAGGCAGCCTTTGAATTCTGCAAGGTGCTGACCGAGAACGACGACCTCGAATGGGATATGGCATTCCTCGGTGAGATTGCCGACCTTGCCGCAAGCATCATGACCGAGCAGGGACACAAGGTACGCTTCCCCAGTGTGGTGACTGAGCAGGATGGCAAGCAGTACATCGAGGAATACTACGGCGGCTGACCGGCAAAACGGAGCAGTCCTTCTGCGGAGGGGCTGTTCCGCACCACGTTCGCCCGTGTGGGGGCTTACGGCTTTCCTGCGGATAACTTGCCCTACGCTGAAAACCGCCCACACGGCGCGATTGTGCGCCTCCTGCTGCAAGGCATAATATGTACAATAAACACCGAAAAATCGCCCTGCACATTCTGTTAGTTTACCCGCTTGATATATCTGCCGACCTGTGGTAATATGGTCACAACGGAAGGGCAAAGCCTACCGAAAACTACGAAAAAGCGAGGAAAACACCATGAAAAACAAACTGTGGCACGAGGGTACAATTCTGGTACCGACCAAGGAAGGCAAAACGGTGGTTCACTACTGGGCAAAGGTCTACGATGAGGGCAGTCAGTACGGCATCGAGGGTGGCCGGATCAGCAAGCTGATGCTGAAGGCAAACGGCGAGGTCATCTACAACTACGACAGAGGCGAGGATACCCCACCGCAGAACGAGGCTGCGGAGATCGCGCTGGCGATTCTCATGCACGAGTACAAGTAAAGAAAACGGAAGGCGGGCGGCACCGAAAAGCCGCCCAATCGCCCCACAGCAAGGAGGTGAAGCAGATGGGAGCGATCAGCGAATTATACCGAGGCAGGATCAGCGCACCAACGGATATCAAGGTCAGGGCAGATCAGTACGATACACTGAATGCCCGTGCGGATGAGCTGCACAGTCAGATTTCAGATGGGTTGGAGGCGGACAAGGCGGAACTATTAGAGGGATTGATTGACATACACCGTCAGATGGAATCGATCACCTCGGAGGACAGCTACACGAGGGGCTTTCGTGCCGGCGCAAGGCTGATGCTGGATATGCTGAACGGATAAAATCACGATGGTTATATACATAGATGAGAGCTTGCAGATGCAGGCTCTTTTCTTATGCAGAGTTTTTGAGAAAGGAGTGATGCGGATGGCTCAGAGAGGGAGGAAACCAAAGCCGACAGCAATCAAAGAGCTGGAAGGCAATCCGGGCAAGCGTCCGCTGAATGATGCGGAGCCGAAGCCCGTGAGAAAAGCTCCGCCCTGCCCTAAATGGCTGGAGCCGGAAGCGAAAAAAGAATGGCGAAGGCTGTCAAAGCAGCTAGAGCAGATCGGTGTGCTGACCGAGGTCGATCAGGCGGCATTCGCATCGTACTGTCAGGCATATGCCCGGTGGAAGGAAGCCGAGGAATTCATGACACAGCACGGCACGATTGTCAAGACAAAAAGCGGCTACTGGCAGCAAGTACCGCAGGTGTCCATCGCACAGACCTATCTGAAGATCATGAATAAGATCGCCGAGCAGTTCGGTCTGACCCCTGCGGCAAGAAGCCGTATCACTGCCGGTGCCGATCTGAAGGACGCTGCCGTTGACGATATGGATGCACTTCTGGGAGGCGACTGATGGCAAGAACAGCAAAAGCAAGAGAAAGACCGGCAAACTATCCGAAACTGAAGGACTATCAGCCCACACGCTTCATGCTTCCGGATTCCCATTACGATGCGGCAAAAGCGGACAGGGCTGTTCGCTTTATAGAAAACCTCTGCCATACCAAGGGTCGTTGGGCAGGCAAACCGTTCTGGTTGCTGCCGTGGCAGGAACAGATCATCCGCGATATTTTCGGTGTGGTAAAGGAAGATAACACCCGGCAGTTCCGAACGGCGTATGTCGAAATTCCAAAGAAAAATGGAAAACAGCTCGCCTTGGATACCCCGATCCCGACACCGCAGGGATTCACCAATATGGGTGATCTGAAAGTCGGAGATACTGTATTCGATGAAAACGGCATCCCGTGTCATGTGGTTGCGAAAAGTCCAGTGGATGATACAGAGCAAGCCTACAAGCTGACCTTCAAGGACGGTACTTCGATCATTGCCGGTGAACGGCACCTGTGGAACTGTCAGTATATTTACGGCAAGCGTAAGGATGTCCTCTGGACAACCGGCGAGATCTACCGCAGAACATCGGAATACAGACAACGGTTTTCAGACCGACCTCAGTCAAAGCGGGATTCCCTGATCCGAATCCCTGTGTCCGGTGTCCTTCAGACCGCAAGGGCTGAACTGCCGATTGATCCGTATCTATACGGCTACTGGCTCGGAAACGGCAATGCAACCAAGCCGGAGATCACCGTCCGGACGGAAGATGTCGAGGACATCATCTCGTTTATTCCGTATAAGGTACACAACCGCTATCCACAGAAATGCGGCGGAAGCGAGATCGTAAGGTACAGTGAATTGAAAGCAGTACTGCTCGACAGCTTCCGCGAAAAGAAGATCAGACCGGAATATCTGAGGGCATCCGCAGAGCAGCGATGGGCATTGCTGCAAGGTCTGATGGATTCAGACGGCTGTATCGGTGAACGCAAGGGGCAGAGCGTGTATGTCACAACGTTGCGTGATCTGGCGCTTTCCGTCAGAGAACTGTTGTGGTCGCTCGGTATCAAAAACGCCGTAAAATGTGAACCTTCTACACGGCATGGGTGGCCGACCGGAGAGATCTTGTATATTGTCCGTTTTACAACCTTTGACGATCAGCCAACATCGAGACTGAAACGAAAATACACACGCACACAGGCGCGGGTAAAAGAAACTCGTTCCTGTTTTCATTATCTGCTGGATATTCAGCCTGTGGATCATCCTGTGAAAATGCAGTGCATTCAGGTGGACAGTCCAAGTCACCAATATCTCGCAGGAAAATCATTTGTTCCTACACACAACAGTGAGCTTGCGGCGGCAATTGCGCTGTATCTGCTGTACGCCGATAATGAGCCGTCCGCTGAAGTCTACGGCGCAGCGGCAGACCGACAGCAGGCTTCTATCGTTTTTGACGTTGCAAAGCGCATGGTCGAAATGACCCCGGCGCTCCTGAAACGCTCCAAGATCATGGCGGCGACAAAGCGACTGGTGAATTACAGCAATGTGGGATTCTATCAGGTGCTTTCGGCAGAAGTCGGCACAAAGCACGGTCTGAATGTATCCGGTCTGGTACTTGACGAGCTGCACGCTCAGCCGAATCGCAGCCTTGTGGATGTTCTCACGAAGGGCTCCGGTGATGCCCGTACTCAGCCGCTGTACTTTCTGATCACCACGGCAGGAACAGACAGGAATTCTATCTGCTACGAGTATCACACCAAAGCGAAAGATATTCTGGACGGCAGGCGCATTGATCCGTCCTTTTATCCTGTCATTTACGGACTGAACGATGATGACGACTGGAACGCCGAAGAATCGTGGTACAAGGCAAATCCGTCCCTCGGATACACCATTACCATTGACCGTGTCCGTGACGCGCACCGTGAGGCGCTGACCAATCCCGCTGAGGAGAACGTGTTTCGTCAACTCCGTCTGGATCAGTGGGTCGGCAGCGTCGTTGCATGGATTCCGGAGCATATCTACGACCGAGGTAATCTCCCGATAGACCTTGAAAAGCTCCGTGGACGGGAGTGCTACGCTGGACTTGACCTGTCGAGTACGAGCGACATTACGGCTTTCGTACTGGTATTCCCTCCGCTGCATGACGGCGATAAATACATCGTTGTCCCCCACTTCTGGTTGCCAAGAGAAACGCTTGACCTGCGCGTGCGGCGAGATCATGTTCCCTACGATGTGTGGGAGCGCATGGGACTATTTCATATCACTGATGGCAATGTGGTGGACTATAACTTTGTACGGAAAACGATCAATGAGCTGCACACCATGTACAACATCAAGGAGATCGCCGCCGACCGCTGGAACGCTACACAGCTAATCACCGACCTTGAGGGCGACGGATTTACCGTTGTGCCGATGGGTATGGGATTCAAGGATATGTCGCCCCCGATGAAGGAATTGTACAAGCTGCTGCTCGAAGGCAAATTCATTCACGGCGGCAATCCTGTTCTGCGCTGGATGGCGGGCAATGTGGTCGCTGAAATGGATGCGGCAGAGAATATCAAACCGAGTAAAAAGAAATCGACCGAAAAGATAGACGGCATTGTCGCATGGATCATGGCACTCGACCGAGTGATCCGCCATGAGATGCAGGGCAGTGTCTATGACGAACCCGATCACGACCTGATCGTTTTGTAGGGGGTGATAACTATGAGACACCAGATCAGCGACCTGTATCAGATGCAGTCACTATCGCTGGAAAGCAAGATCATCATGACACAGCACCGCATTCGTGGGTGGTACGACCATTACGATGGCGATGTGTATGTCAGCTTTTCAGGCGGTAAGGACAGCACTGTTCTTCTGGATATTGTGCGGAATACGCCGGGCGTTTATGATGTACCCGCTGTCTTTGCGGATACCGGACTGGAATTTCCTGAGATCAGGGAGTTTGTTCGCACCTTTGATGATGTGACCATCGTCCGCCCGAAAATGAATTTCCGACAAGTGATTCAGAAATACGGCTATCCGGTAGTTTCCAAAGAAGTGAGCCGCCGTGTGCAGTATGCACGGAAAGCTATCGCAGAAGGCAGAGAGCAGAATCACGGCGATTACCAAAAGCTGTGCGGTCTGGCGCTGGATAAGAACGGCAATAAAAGTCAATACAACTGCGAAAAATGGAAGTTTCTGCTCGATGCGCCGTTCCGATGTTCCTCGGAATGCTGCAGCGTCATGAAGAAAAATCCCATGAAGCAGTACGAAAAGGAGACCAGCAGAATGCCCATCGTAGCGACGATGGCTTGTGAAAGCCGACTGCGTAAAGAACACTGGCTGATCCACGGCTGCAACGCCTTTGATGCGAAACGACCGCGCTCCCAGCCGATGTCCTTCTGGACAGAACAGGATGTCCTCGAATATATCTACACACGAAAGCTCCCCTATGCTTCGGTATATGGGGATATTTTTATCGGTGAGGACGGAAAGTACCACACCACAGGCGCACAGCGGACAGGCTGTATGTTCTGTATGTTCGGCTGTCACCTCGAAAAAGAGCCGAATCGTTTTCAGAAGCTCGCCGAGACGCACCCGAAAATTTATGATTATTGCATCGGCGGCGGTTCAGAAACGGACGGCATCTGGCAGCCGGACAACAAAGGTCTGGGACTCGGAAAAGTCCTTGACTATATCGGGGTGAATTACGAAAAGCCACCTGATACAGAAGATTCTGAGGGAGGATGATACTATGGGCTTTTTAAGTTGGCTCGGCATCAGCAAGCCGAGAGATGCGCCGATGTTACCGGACATTCAGGACAATGTCCGGGATTCCGGTAATCTGTTTGTATTCGGCATGACGCACAGCGGAGAGCGTGTGGACGAGAGAACAGCGATGCAGATCGTTACTGTATACGCCTGCGTGAGATTATTGTCAAATACTATCGCAGGGCTTCCGCTGCATCTGTACAGATATACAGGTGACGGCGAGGATAAGGAACGCGCTACCGATCATCCGCTGTACAAGATACTCTACCGACAGCCGAATCCGGAGATGTCCTCGTTCTCGTTCTGGGAGGCTCTCATGTGCCATCTGTTGCTGTGGGGCAATGCGTATGCACAAATTGTCCGTGACGGTAAGAACGAGATCCTCGGTCTGTATCCGCTGCTGCCGGAAAACATGGAGATCGACCGTGACCCGAAGTCCAGCGATCTGTTTTACACCTACCACGCATACACCGACGAAAAGCCCGGTGAGCATGACAAGGATATCATCTTCCGCAGGGATGAGATTTTACACATTCCCGGTCTACTATAATAATTACAGTCGTATAAATCCATGACAAGCCAGGCATGGTTTACACGCACTCGA